GAAAAATGAGTAAGCTCGTTGAAATGCTGAGGCTACATGAGGGTGTACGCTACAAGGTGTACATGTGCTCTGAAGGCTATGAGACGATTGGCGTGGGCCGAAACATCTCAGAAGGTGGTTTAGGTTTATCCAAAGACGAGGTCGATTTTCTTTTGGTGAATGACATCAAGCGAGTGCAAGATGAGCTAACACGTAGCTTTCCTTGGTTTTTGGACTTAAATGAGGCACGGCGTGACGCGATGGTTGATATTTGTTTCAATCTTGGCCTGACTAGGCTGCGTAGTTTTGTGAATGCTTTGGAAGCAATGTCGTACGGCCAATATGAGATAGCGGCTAACGAGTTTATGGACAGCCGGTGGTCCCAACAGGTTGGAGACAGGGCAGTAGAAGTCACCGATATGATTCGTAGCGGTGAGTATAAATAGTTGATAGCGTATGAAAACTACAATAGAAGCTAGAGATACAGGGGATGGTGTAGAGCCAAAACACACAGTGCACATCGTTTGTGCGAGTTGCGGGTATGACCTTGATGAGGCTGAACTTGAAGCAGATACCTGTTCTAATTGTGGTGCGCCGTTGAACTTAAAGCAACATGTAGCTATTGAAGTTACTACGTTGCCCCCTATCTCTGGCGAAAGTATGTAGGTGAGCTATGCCCTTAAAGAAGTTAATATTTCAACCCGGTATCAACAGAGAAGTAACCCGTTACTCTAACGAAGCTGGTTGGTATGAATGCGATAAAGTACGTTTTAGGCAGGGGTTTCCTGAGAAAATTGGTGGGTGGCAGCGTATATCAGGTACAACATTCCTTGGTACGTGTCGTTCTCTTTGGAACTGGGTAACACTAGGTAGTATCAACCTAATTGGTGTAGGCACCCACCTCAAGTTCTACTTAGAACAAGGTGGGGGGTATAACGATATTACCCCCATACGGGCTACTACCTCTGCTGGTGATGCAACATTTGCTGCTACAAATGGCTCTGCAACGATAACTGTTACCGAAGCAGGGCATGGTGCACGAGAGAACGATTTTGTTACTTTCAGTGGCGCGGCAACCCTTGGCGGTAACATTACTGCTGATGTGCTTAACCAAGAATATCAGATTGTTACCACTCCCAGCGCCAACACCTACACTATTACAGCGACTGCAACAGCTAACGCTTCGGACACGGGCAATGGCGGTTCTTCTGTAGTTGCAGCTTATCAAATACGTACGGGTGAGCCGTATGAAGTTCCGCTTTCTGGTTGGGGAGGCGGCACATGGGGTGCAGGTGTATGGGGCACAGGGGGTACTTCTACCGAATCTATACGCCTTTGGAGTCAAGCAAACTTTGGTGAGGACCTTGTATTTGGCCCCCGTGGGGGCAGTATTTTCTATTGGGATGCGACAAATGGCGTAAGCACACGCGGTGTGTACCTGTCGTCGCTTTCTGGAGCGTCTAATGTGCCAACCCAACAAAACGTAATTTTAGTATCTGACATCAATCGGTTTGTTTTTTGTATGGGTACTAACGATCTCGGCACTGCGACAGTTGATCCTATGTTAATCCGCTGGTCTGATCAGGAAGACCCTGCAAATTGGACACCAGCATCTACGAATCAAGCAGGGTCTTTAAGGCTGTCACGGGGGACTGAGATAGTCGCGGCTAAACAAGCACGTCAAGAGGTCCTTGTTTGGACCAACTCTTCGTTGTATTCATTGCAGTATCAGGGCGCACCCGCCGTATGGGGTGCCCAGTTGGTCGGCGATAACATTTCTATTGCATCCATGTCTTCCGTTGCTTTTGCTAGCGGTGTTGCGTTTTGGATGGGCAAGGATAAGTTTTATATGTATGACGGGCGTAGTCAGCCTCTCCCGTGCAATGTTCGTCGTTACGTATTTAATGATTTCAACGATTTACAGTACGATCAAGTATTTGCAGGTACAAACGAAGCATTCCACGAAGTTTGGTGGTTTTATTGCTCTGAAGACAGCCAGTTAATAGACAAATATGTAGTGTTTAATTACTTAGAACAGACGTGGTATTACGGCAATATGGCCCGTACAGCATGGTTAGATTCGGGGTTGCGTGATCATCCGTTAGCTGCAACCTACAGCTATAACCTTGTTAACCACGAAGAAGGCACCGACGACAACGAAACCGGCACCCCTGCTGCTATTACAGCTTCTATTACGTCAGGACAATTTGATATTGACGATGGAGATCGGTTCGCCTTTATCTGGCGTATTATGCCGGATGTAACCTTTGACGGGTCTACAGCGACTAGTCCCGCTGCAACTATGACGTTGCTCCCACTTGCAAACTCGGGATCGGGGTATAACAGCCCATACTCAGAGGGAGGCAGTGCCGTAGGTACCGTCACTCGTACAGCCACTGTGCCGATTGAACAGTTTACGGGGCAAGTAAATACTCGTGTTCGTGGGCGGCAGATGTCCATACAGATGGAATCTACTGCGCTTGGAGTTAAGTGGCAGCTTGGATCGCCAAGAGTAGATATGCGCCCTGACGGGAGGCGCTAATGGCTAATGAAATTGAGAGGGCAGAGACGCCTGCTCTGCCATTGGCTCCTGAAGGGTACGAACGCCCGTTTATGGACCAGAACAGCAATGTCCTGCGTCTATTCTTCAATCGTATTGTGAACTCTCTCAATACGTTGTTTAGCACCGACGATGGTGGCAAGTTTCTATATGCGCCACGAGGGTCTTTTTATAGTACACAGGACCAAACTGCGACATCTACAAACACTGGGTATGCTGTTACGCTAAACACTACCAACTACAGCAGTAATGTTACTTTATCTAACAATAGCCGCATAAATGTAACAAATGCTGGTGTATATAAATTCGATGTTACTCTTCAACTTGAGCACAATAACTCTAGTGAAACATCTGTCATTATTTGGGAGCAGAAAAACGGCACTGCTATCTCATATTCTGGGCATAAGTTTGATGTAGAAGGTAACAATGACCACGTGATCCACTGGGCATTTACAGTGGTTTTAGCCATTAACGACTACATTGAAGTGTATTGGTCTACTGGGGACACACAGCTTAACTTGCATACAGAAGCTGCATCGTCTCCACATCCCGGCCTTCCATCAGCGTCAATTGATGTGTCTTATATTAGCAACTCATAGTGTGCGGTTGTCCCTAGTGGGGAGATGTTTATACTCAATCTACCCTAATCATAGGAGCGACAAATGGCTTTTGACTTTTTAGAATTGTTTAACGCTGTTGGTACAGCACAAAAAGTAGTCACGGACGACTACATACCCGCCGAATCCTTAGATACTCCCATTACAGAAGATGCGCTTAATCTTGACAGTTTAGACGTAATGTTGACGTTTCTTGTGCTTGGTGAAGCATACGGCATACCCGAGGAAGAAGAGCTTAACGACCTGTGGCCTGTAGAGAGTATCAAGCTACTACAAACGTTTGTTCAAGAACACAAGACGCAAGACCCTGAAGATGAGTTTGACTCCGTTGAAGCACTTGTTGAGGAGTTAGGATGATCTACATGACTCAGTGTCGTACAGCGTGCACCACAGATACCACACTAATTGACGATATACCGTACCCCCAACACGCCCATATCCTGCCGAAAACGTTTCGCAGAGCCAAATCTGGGGTGAAATACCCGCCCCACGTGCTAATCGAGAGCCTGATTGACGAGGAACTACTGAGCTACGTTGCTGACAACCCTGTCAAAGGTAAGACTGGGTTTATCTTCGCTGCTGGGAATCAAGGTTGGATGGGTACAAATGGGCGGTACGACAAAAACCCCGATGCGCAACTGCATTACAAGGTAAAAGTACCGTTTATTGTGCTTACTAATATCTACGCAGGGCGTATTGCAAGTATGTTTGGTGTACATGACCATGTGTCAACGGATGCTAGTGCTTGTGCATCTAGCTTACATGTACTAATGAATATGCAAACTTTGATGGATAACTATGGTTTTGATCGTGTTATCGTGTTTAGTGGCGAGGACAGCGTAAACAATCTTGTACTTGAGTTTTTTGGCGAAGCCGGTGCGAGCCTACAATATAAGGACGAAGAGGAGCGCCAGCCTTCTGCGTTTGATACCCACAATCAAGGGTTTCATATTGGACAGGGTGCTGTGGTCGCTATATTTGAAAAAGAACATGCTGGTATAGCCGATCCAATGGCTAAATTCCTTGGCGCGTATAGCTCCGCAGAGGACAATACAAATCCTTTGGGGCAACGAGATGACGGATCGGGTTTTAGTAAAGCTATCGAAGGTGCATTATTCGTAGCCAAAGCACATGAAAATGATATAAGGTTAGTCAAAACGCATGGAACTGGCACGCCAGTCAATAATGCTGCGGAGAAATCAGCACTTCTACGTTCTCTAAACGAGTTTGTGGCAACGTCTTACAAACCACGTATTGGGCATACAATGGGTGCTAGCGGACTATTGGAAACTGGTTTGTTGCTACGCGACTTACAAAAGGGCTTTGTGCCCAAAATTTTGAATCGAACACAAGATGATTCTGTGTTCTTGTCTTCTGACGCCCCTATTCCCGAGGGTCTGATGCTCAGCCTTGCCGCTGGCATGGGTAATATCTACTCGGCTGCGTTATTTTCACGGGCGCTGTAAGATGGAAATTGTAAACAGCAAGGAGAAATTGTTAAACGGGCCTGAAATTGTTGCTATGTCCGCATACAACATGCCAGACCTAAAGTATCCAAAAGAAGTTGTGTTAGGTGCACTTGCCGCAGAGTTCAATCTACCACGTACTGATCTAGTGCAGATTGGTAATACTGTTTTTGTTGGTCATATGGGTAAGGGCAAGAAAAACAAAAAGAAAATGGTAGGGCGGGCGTTTAACGTAGATACAGGTAGGAACTTTATTGTCAACGGGTTCAAATACTTTACGTATCTACAAAAAAGAGGCATTACGCATTACACCACAGAGTTCTACGGGCCTGTATTTCTAAATGGCTTTAAGCTGTTTAAGCGCCGTGCAGACCAACAGGATACTGAAATTTCGATTGGTAAGTACCGAAACATCGACAAATACGTCGTGTTTATGAAACTAGGCAAAGAGCCATTAATGCGAGGATTGTAGGTTGAGTGTTGTCGTTGACGCTGTTAAGGACGTAATTGATTGGGTTGCTGGTGCCCTTAAAGACGTTGCTGAATTTGTCGTCGATGAAATTGTCGAGCCTGTCGTTGAATTTGTTGGTGACACTGTTCAGGCTTTTTTTGACAATCCTGTTGAAGCAATTGCAAAAGTTGTGGCTGTATCGACAGGTAACGGGTGGGCTATACCGTTAATTGATGGAGCTTCCGCAGCCGCTAATGGGGGAGACCTCGGTGACGTACTTAAATCCGTCGCTACATCTTATGTTGCAGGAAAAGTTGGGGGAGAAGTTGCTCAACACACAGCCCCTTTTGTTGAAGAATTTGTCGGTGACGCACTTAGCGCAGGTTTGAAAGAAGTTGCTGTTGCTTCTATTACGAAAGGCACTGTTGCTGCTACAACTGCCATAATTTATGGCGAAGACCCGTTAGAAGCGTTCGCCCGAGGCGGCATTCAGGCGGCAGTTTCCGCAGGTATGGGCAAGATTGCAGAGCAAGTTGGTTTTGACATTGAGGTTACTGATCCTAAAACCGGGAAAGTTACTACCCAACCCCTCCCAAATGTCGTTCAAAACGTCGTTAGTGCGGCCCTTGCTGCTGAGTTAAGTGGCGGTGACGTAAATAGTGAGCTTTTAGCTAACGCTGTTACGCGTGGTTTGATTACTACTGATCTTGTTAAAAAGTACGTCGGTGACAATCCTAATATTGGAGATCGTCAACTTACTTATATGACCGCTGCGTTTCAACGCACAGCGGCTGTAGCATTATCTGGCGGCACTGGAGCAGAAGCCGCCGCTCAAATTATGGCCGTTATATCTGCTTATGGTACGGAAGAACTGCACGATAAAATTAATGATTCGGGTGTTGGTGATTTTATTAATGACATACTCGATAAAGTATCTGGCGACTACGCTAAGGTGCAGGAAGTACGAGAAAAGTTAGATGGAGTGGGTTCAAGAGTTTCTGAAAACTACGCTGAGTACGAAGAAAAGAAAAACGCGTTAGAAACAGCGTGGAACGCTGTAACAGAAGGCCAAGATGCTGTTGCAGAGCTAGAAGCGGACTTAAATAACCGTCTTATTACACCAGAAGCACGTGATGTTGTTAATGATTTAATAATGCAAAAAGGGGCTGAGGTCCAAGAGGCATTATTAGAATACAACCGTTTAATTGATGAAGGTTATCTTGTTGATGTAAATGAGCTTGCATCTTTAATTAATGCTGATAACGAATTGTTGACAGAATACAAAGACGACCTTATTGAAGCGCAAAATGATTTACAACGTGACGCTGATCGTTTAGATGGGGAGTTAACGTCTATATATGCAGCAACAGATGAGTACCTAGTTGGTGCTATGGACCCCGGTTTTAATGCCGATGAATATAGAACGCTTAACAACTTATCAGATGATGTAGACGCCTATGCGCACTTCTTATCTGAAGGGCAACACAGCGGCGCGTTTACTAGTCAAAAACAATACGATATTGCTACAGGTAACGCACGCGATCTTGTTATGAACGAGATCATGTTTGGTGAATTTGGAATAGGTGAAAATTCTTCAGCATGGAGCCTTACCAATGCCGACCGCCAAGCGTTGCAAACCATACTAGAGACACAGGGGTATACGTCACCCGAAAGTTTGAACGAGCTTCTCACGGGGGTAGGTCAGGACGAGAATTATGAGAAACGAAAAGCTCTGTTTGACGAATGGGTTGAAGCAATTGGATCAACCGAAGAACGTATTTTTAATACAGGTGATGTACTCACTCAAGAAAATGTAAATATATTATCTAGACTAGGGTATGACACGAGCGAGCGGCTGGGCACACCTATGACCGCCGAAGAAGCTGTTGCGTTAGATGCAGACCTAAGAAATTCCGAGGTGGCGCAAACTGTGGAGTTCGCAGAAGGCGTAACTGCTGAAGACGTTATAAATGGCATGGCTTTTCTTCGCACGGGAGACGACGGGGCACTTAAATGGACAGTCATAACAGAAGAAACGCGGTGGGACCCTGAACATGGTTGGGTAACACGTCGTATTGAGGGTAATACATGGGACGAGTACAACCAAGACGGTGAACTTATTCCGAGAGATGGCGCAAGGATTATTATTGCTGGCGGTGTTCAAGACGTTAGTGATGCACAACAAGTAGGGCTAGCTTTTAACGCGGCAAATAGCGGTACGTCATGGAGTGACATCCAAGAAGGTCTTGGTTGGAGCGATGCGTTAATCGACATGGCTCAAAACCTTATGGATAAGGTATCTGATTCACCTGAAGCCGAAGGTGTCTTTTTTAGTACAGAGGGAGTAACAAACTTTGTTGCTAACGCCATGAAAGCAGGTGGCGGTATCTTAGAAGCGTTTAACGGTATGTCCACTTTGTTTGGTATTGCTCCAGATGACACGGCGCTTGGTAAATTTGCGCAACAACTACAAGCCATAGGTACCGCAGGTAATACTGAAGAATACAAGGCTGAGCTTGCTAAACTTCAAACATTGATGAATGTTGAATCTGATCTGCCTGAAGACGCAGCATGGTATGAACGGGCGTTCGATAAGGTTGCTACGATTGCTGGTGCAGCTAGCGAACACCCCACTATGTTTCTTGCAGAGTATATTGGTGTTGAAGCTCTGCAAGAGCTTGTACCTTTAGCCGTTGGTGGTGTTGCTACGCTTGGCGCTAAAGGTGCAGCTATAGCTATGGGCCGCACGCTATCCACTCGCATGGCGGCTGGTACAGGTCTATCTGCGGCAGCGATCACAGACCTCGCTGAAAGTTATGGTGGTACTGCTAGCGAAACGTACGACCGCGCCTATATGGTTGCCCTAGACTCAATTAATCCTTCTACAGGACAACTTTACACAGAAAGTGAAGCTGAAGAGTACGCTATGAGGCTTGCTGTACAGACGGGTACAGTAGCTGCGACAGCAACTGCCCTCTCGTTGGGTGTAGGTGGTATGGCGTTAGAAAAAGCACTACTTGGCAGCGACAACGCGACTGGGTTTCTTGGAAAAGGTTTAGACGAACTTTCAAGTCGTATCGTTAACGGTGTCACAATTACGCTTAAAGAAGGTGTAACTGAGTCTATTGAAGAAGGTATAGCTACTGCGTTCCGTGAAGGTCACTTAAATCAAATTGACCCCAGCATTGATGTTTCTGGTGAGGTTGCAGGTGCAGCCTTTATGGGCTTTTTAGTCGGTGGCCCTGTTTCTGGTGGTGCATACGGTGTTAGCCAAGTTGGTGATATATATTCCAACCTTATTTCCGCAGTTGATCCCACAGTTCGAGCAGCACTAGATAACGTACAAAATGCGTTTGAAAACTATCAAATGACCGATGCAGATTTTGCAGCGCAGGTAGGTTTTGAAGAATATTTAGAGATGCAGCGTGAACTAGCTGACCAAGAAATTAACAGGGCACTGGATAATCTTGGTGTAACTGATTCAGTAATACGCACCAATGTACTGAGCCAAGCTAACCCTGACCAATATGTAAATACAGCGCAAGCCACCACATCGTTCCTTAATGCAAATCCTGAGTACGTTGCAACGCAAGAAGAAATTAACTCGTTTGTACAAGCAGGTAGTTACGCAGATGTTAATGAACAAATTGATCGTTATGTAGATGATCGTTACGTTGATACACAAGAAGTTATTGATCAATTTGCTGAACAAGGCATAACGCTGACTGAAGAGGAAGCGCAAGAGTATGTAGGCCAAGGTCCTGAAGGACATGAAGCTGCTGTATTTGAACAGTTAGAATTGCAGTTTGATGAAGGAGATACGAGCGAAGATGAAGCTCGTGCCATGTTTGATGCTTTGGGGTATACGCCCACAGAGGAAGAGGTAGCGGATTACGTTGGTAGAATAGATGAAGCTACACAAAAATCTGTTATTGCCGAATATGTAGACCCACGTCAAGTAACTGAAGCGGAAGCTCAACAATTTTTTGATAACCTTGGCTACGAAGCCACGAATGACGAGATTGCTAACTTTGTTGGTCAGAACGACAATGCAGAGTATCAGTCACAACAACAAGACTTTGTTGATCAGTATGTAGACCCACGTCAAGTCACGCTTGACGAATTACAAGCTATCGCAGACGAAGAAAATCTTACTCTCACTGATGATAACTACGAGGAATTTGTTGAGGCGTACGTAGGGCAAGGTGGTGAGGACTTTGAGGCTACTAACTTTGCTGATGCACGTAGTGAATATGACGCCTCGGCTACCACTTCTGACGAAGTGCGTCAGTTCTTTGATGATTTAGGCTATACCTATACTGAAGAAGAAGTTGATCAGTTTGCTAACGATAGCATGACTGAGGAAGACCAACAGTCTGCACTTAGTGCCTATGTAGACCCACGCCAGTTCACCTTTGAAGAATCCCGTCAGTACTTAATTGACCAAGGGTACACTGATCCCACAGACGAAGAAATTAACAGGTTTGTTGGGCAAGGCGACGATGCGTTCCAAGACACTGCGCAAGAAACCGCATACACATACATTGATGAACTCACTGCTACAGATGATGAAGATTTAGTTGATGTTGTTGAAGGTGTTATTGATGATCCTGTTACAGACGATGAAGTCGTAGTTGACGAGCCTGTTACAGACGATGAAGTCGTAGTTGACGAGCCTGTTACAGATGATGAAACCGTAGTTGATGAGCCTGTTACAGATGATAAAGACGTAGTTGATGTTGTTGAAGATGTTATTGACGATTCTGTTACAGATGATGAAGCCGTAGTTGATGAGCCTGTAGCAGACGATAGCGATGCTGTTTACGACGCGATTGACGACGCGGTTGAAGCGATTGGCACTGATATCGATAGTATAGAAGCCGATATTCTTGAGAAGATGGCTGAGTACGAGGCAGACGGCCTTGCTCGTGATGATGCACTCGCAGAGGCTATTTCCGACATATCAGACCAACTTGGTCAGACCGAAACAGATATACTCGATGCGCTAACTGAAACCGAAACCAACATACTGACAGAACTCGGCACTACTGAGGCCGATATACTAGATGCATTGAGTGAAATTGAAACCACGCTAACGTCAGATATTGAAAGCGTGGAGGAAGATGTAGCTGACCTTACCGGGGTTATCGGTCTGCCCGGTATAGACGACGATCCTAGCACTACAGATATAGACGAGTCTCAAGACCCAACAGGTCTATTTGCTGCAATTGCCAGTTATGAAGAAGCTGGTATGGCACGGGATGAAGCTATTCGAGAGGCCGTATCTGAGCTATCTACTGCGTTAGGTGTCACTGAAGAAACCCTGCTTAATCGTATTACTGAAGCCGAAACTACATTAACTGACGATATTGAAGCAATAAGTAACCTTGTAGGTAAACCTGCAACTGAGGTTACACAGACCGATGTTGATTTTGTTATTGATCTTATCGCTGGGCAACAAGTTATAGACGAAAACCAGCAAGATTTGCTTGCTCAGTACGATGTTACTGGCGATGGGCAGATTACGATAGAAGATCAAACCCTATTAGAGCAACTGCTCGCGGGTGAAAACGTATTTGACCAAGTTGCAGACACTTCTATCTACGCACCGACTGGGATATTTAGCGAGATAAGCCAAAATGCCGCTAATCAAGCGGAGTCTATCTTGCAAATGGAGCAGAACATCCTTACTAATATCGAACAAGAAGCGTTGCGTGCACGACAACAAGACTTTTTACAGGCAGCGTTGCAAGCTCCTGACGCTATGGGGCAACAAGTTACCGTCAAAACACCCGATCCGCTAAATTTAGACTACATATACGACTTTAGCAGCATATTTGCTACTCCTCAGCAAGCAGCAATGTTCCCTAGTCCGTATGCAAAGGGTGGACAAGTAGAGAACACAACTGATAAGTTGTTAGACATAATTGGAGATTAGTGATGACTACTGGAGATTGGTTTAACAATTTAGTAGACAGTTTCGGCAAAGGACTGTCAGAAGCAGGTAGTGATGCTGTCGATTATTTTACTAGTCCTGAAGGTATTATGCGCCTTGGGTCATACGGTTTAAGCTACTTAGGTAGTAGATCAGGACTAACTCAACCAGTCATTCCTCCTTCAGGGTACCAAGGTGGTATACCCTCTTTACAGGCGGTTCGTACACAAGTACCGCAGGCGGCTGGTGCAGAAATGACAGACGGTTCAGTACGCCCTATGGGTACTCCTGCGTCTACAGGGCTTGAAGCATTGTCAGAGCCACAGCCCACAGGGCGTCAAGTTCAAATGATGTATGACCCCAATCGTAGGCCCGGAAGTGCGGGGCGTCGATATTTTACTAATACACAGTATGTGGACAAAGACGACCCCACGGCTATAAGTGCCGCGCAAGAACGCATGACCTCAGAAGCTGCACAGTTAGCAGAACAAAACGTACGTAATCCGGCTCGACAAAGTCGATCTATACCTCGTGGTATGTCAGGAGGTGGACTTGCGGCGCTACGTAACGGTGGCTACCTTAGCGGTAGTACTGATGGAATGGCTGATAAAGTACCTGCAACAATTGAGAATAGCCAACCAGCCGCACTTAGTGATGGAGAATTTGTAATTCCCGCTGATGTTGTAAGCCATCTTGGTAATGGCAACTCTGATGCTGGTGCGCGAGTTTTGCAACAAATGATGGCTCGTGTTCGCAAAGAGCGGACAGGTGATAGTAAACAAGGTAAAGAAATTAAACCAATTAAAATGCTACCGGCATAAGGTACGACATGAGCAATTCTACAACAGGACCACAAACAGGTGGGGAGTCGTCCCTATCTACATGGGCTGGCCCCTATGTAACTTCGATGCTTGGCAAGGGTGCGGCCCTAGCCGACGAAGATTATCAGGGGTATATGGGGCCACTTACGGCTGGTGCAGCGCCTCTTCAAGAGCAAGCCTTTGAAGGTATTGCTGGATTGGTAGTGCCTACCGAACAAATGGGTGCAATGACACCGCAATCTTTTACGCAAGAAGGTACTGCACAGCAGTACATGAATCCGTACATACAAGCTGCATTACAACCACAACTTGATGAACTACGCCGTCAAACAGAAAAGTCACGTGTTGAACAAGCAGGGCGTCTTACTCGTGCTGGCGCTTATGGGGGTTCTCGTCAGGCTTTAGCCGATGCCGAACTTACTCGCGGTATGCTAGCAAATATGGCGGGCGTAACAGGGCAGGGGTATAACACTGCGTTCCAACAAGCACAGCAACAATTTAACACTGAGCAACAACAGGCTCAACAGTCACAAAATTTAGCAAATCAATACGGGTTACAAGCACTTGCTAATCAAATTCAAGCAGGTCAACTACAACGTGGTATTGAGCAAGAAGGTATTACGGCTGACCGATTGCAGTTTGAAGAAGAGCGAGACTTCCCGTACAAACAGGTACAGTACATGCAGTCGCTACTACAAGGACTGCCTATCGGTGCACAATCTTATTCGTATGCACAACCAAGCCCACTCTCTGAATTTTTAACAAGTTCAGGTGGCATATTCGATTTTCTAACTGATGGAAGGTATGACCCGGCTCCCGAAGAGGTTGTGTCGGATGACGCTGGGACTGAGGACGATCAGACCGCAGATCAAGGAAGTTAAGCAATGCGCCTAGACCAAGATATTGAACAACGCGTAAATGCGTACCGAGGCAACCCACAAGCTTTGCAACAACGTTATGCTGCTAACCAAGAATTGTTAGACCTATTAGCGTTGCAACGGCTGAAGTCTGAAAAAGACGATGCTGCACGTAAAGTGCAGATGGAAATGCAAGAAAACCCGCAAACCATTAAGCAACAAAAAGAACGTCAATTGTTTGAAATGACGAAGCAAGACCTCGTTAATCAAACAGCGGGGATCATGCAGAACAAGCGCAACCGTCAACAAAAGAATTTGCAACGTGTCGCTAAACAAGGTGCGGCTGGGCCTCGGCAGATGCAGTCTGGTTTAGGCGCATTGGCACAACGTCAACCGCAAAGACCACAACAAGTCGCTATGCGTCAACCGCAAAGACCACAACAAGCCCCTATGGGTCGTATGATGAAAGCTGCGGAGGGGGGCATCGTGGCCTTTGCAGAGGGTCTCACGGTTAATGGTGAAATAACGCAAGCAGAGATTGATGAATATCGCCGTAGCCTTGGAAGACAGAATCCCCGTGCTCAGAGGCTAATAACAGACGATGAAATTAGGGCTAGGATAGAACGTGAGCGAGCACCAAAGCCTGCTATGACATCAACACGTCGTGGGCTACGTCCAACAAGTGCAACTTTGCCTGATGCAGAAATAGATGGGGCAATTCTCGCGCAACAAAACGATGTAGAACTTGGAAAGGAAGCCGGGCGAACCGAAGTGATACCTTTGTCTGCTACGGGAGAACAGTCTGATAACGGTGCTCAAAGTACGTCTGACGACATTGAGCCTAAAGGCATTTTAGCTAGGTATGAGGACAAAGATGCGTTAGTGGCACCAAACATTGATGTATCAGACCCTTACGCGGGCGCAGACGAGATGCTAGAAACAGTTGGTATTGATACCACTGTTGACCCTAAAGAAGCGGGTATCGCGCAACGCAACGA